AGCAGCATTTCGGCTGCGTCATCAGCGGCGGATGCGGGGTTCTGGCGCAATTGGCGCACCATCTGCATCGTGATCCGGGTGTGAGACAAGTCCAAGCTTCCTTAATTCGTCTATCATGCGAGTGGGCGGCCAAGATATTTCCCCAGTATCAGGGTCCAGCCTGATGTAGTAAGCATCCTCCAGCCTATTATAGTCAGGCTGGAGGTGCGCGCAAGCTTGACCCCTCCTCATGCTGCCACCGGGCGGCTGATGACCGTCTGCTTGACGCCATCGCGCTCGCCGTGTTCCTTGATGGTGGCCTTGACCTTCACAGTGTCGCCCTTCTGGCCAAGGCACTTGCTGCCCTTGTAGATCACCACGTTGCCAGCGGCGTCCTTGAGGCCGTGGATGTAGGTGGCACCGAAGGCACCTTCAAAGTACTTCACCCAGTTCAGGGTCAGTTCAAAGGTGGTGCGCTCGCCCACGGTGCCAATGTGCTGGCTACCAGCGTCAGCGGCGACGAACTTGGCCTTGCGCTGGGCTACGAAGACTTCCTGACGGGCCAGAGCATTGCGAACAATTTCGGTCTGCTTGTCCGACAGGCCGCCGCATTCGTCCAGATCAGCGGCCAGCTTGCGGAGAAGGTCAATGAAGCCGCCGTTGCCCTTGATGGCCAGCGGGTGGGCCTTGTGGTTGCCATGGTGGTCCCAGTCGCCAGCAAACTCGCCAGAGGACAGCAGCCAGTCCTGAAGGCGCTGGGCGTCAGAGTGGGCGGCGAACCAGCGGGTGCGGTTGCCACGGACCCAGTTGCCAGCGATCCGGGCGACAGCGGCCTTGATGTAGGCAAACTCAGTGTCCGGGTTAACGTGATCCGGCACGTTGATGTTGATGTTGCGGGTGAAGTTTTCGTAGCGGGAGAGGCTGGTGTCAAAGGTCATGTGAGTAACTCCTAGTTGGGGGCCGTGATTGGCCTATGACCAATCTATCGCACATATCTGGATGACTTGCAACAGGAAAAACGCCCCAGATATTAACTTTCTGAGGCGTGACTTTTGTCAGGTTTTTGTGTATTATCTGCCTGATTTACCAAGGAAATTCGTCATCAGGCCAGACCGCAGTGAACACTCGCCCGTTGATCCAGTTGAAGGCTTCTCCCTCAGAAATGGGCGGCTCTGCTTCGTCCAGTTCCAAGGTGCCAAAGAAGGCGGCTTCTTCGCTGGAAAGGCACTCGCGGTAATGGCTCAGGTTCAACATTGTAAATCACTCCTCCATCACGGGGCGGATAATAGTTACGTCATCGTCGGACAGGGTGTACTCGCACTCCCCGGTGAGCATGGCTTCAGCGCAGCGGCGGGAGATGCCCCAGCGGGCAGCGCAGTTGCTAACGTGGCGGGCGCGTTCGCTGGTTTCCCCGGTTTGGGTGTAGCTTTGGTATATCTCCCTAGCGAGGGCTACATAACCCGTCATCCAGTACATGCGTGGGGCCATGCCGTCGGCCAGCCTAAACGTCTCAGTAATCTTCATAGCAGATTCCTTCATTTTCATAGTCTTCCTTCGTGTAGGGGAGGTACAGAACGTAGAACACGCACTCTAGTTCAATGGACATTCCCTCCTCCGGGTAAATATCTGACCAGCCAATGGCGGCCTTCTCTGCGGCTTCGCGGGTGTAGTACATCCCAATGGGAAACTTCTTCACGATGAGCCTCTTAGGAGTTGCTGACGATGGGGCGGTAGCCGTTGGTGACGGCATAATCAAAGGCATCTTCAAAGGTGCCAACGATGATGCTGTGGCTTTTAGAAAGCTGGACTTCCCACTCGCCATTGTCGTTCTGGACAATGTAAACTTCGCTGCCCTTGTTCCGGCACCACCAGTAATCTTCCACGGCGGCCTGCTTGGTGCTGCCTTCGCCAGAGCAGATGCTAAGGTCGGGCGTTTCGCCATCAAAAGCGAACCAAACGCGGAAGGTATCTTCCCAGAGGTAGTTGAGAGAGGTCTTGGTCATCATAGTCTCCATGGTGGGGGCCGTAAGTGGCCTATGCCGATTACATCGCACAGATTTGGAGTTGGTGCAAGAGAAAAAAGAGAGCCATCATCAGTGCCAGCATCACTGGCAGACCGCCGTGAGGGCGGTTTCGGCCTTATTGGTCGGCATCCATCAGGGCATGGCGGGCAAGTGCTTCAGCCTTGTACAGGCGCTCAAGGATTTCATTGCGAGCAAGGACGGCCTTGCGGGCCTTGGTAGCGGAAGCCGTGCGGGTGACATACTCAGCATCCCGGTAAGCTGCGCTGGCGGCCAAGAGTTCCTTGAGGGCGTTGGTGACGTTAAAGGTGGTGTCGGTCATGTTAATCTCCAGTGTAGGGGCCATCATCAGTACGGGCCTAACCCGTAGACCGCCCGGAGGCGGTTTCGGCCTTACTTCGCAAACCAGATGTTGTTTTCCTTGCGGAACTTGGGGTGGTTATCGTCGCGGCCAAACCGGGCGCTTTCAAAAACTTTGCCGTCACGGATGTCGGAAATGATGTAAGCGGGCCAAAGTTTGGTAGAAGCGTGGTAACGGCCAACCGTGCCGTAAGCGGTAATATCGTTTTCGCCAAATCGCTTGGCCTCAACCCGGCGTGTTTCGCCGCGCAGAGTAACTTCCACAGTGCCGGGGATGTAGGACCAAGAATAGCCCTTGGGGGTTGTCTTGGTGATAGCTTCGCCAGTCTGAATGAAGCTGTCGCGGTTGATCAGGGTCTTGTTCATCGTAATCTCCAGTGTGGGGGCCACTAGCGGCCTATGACCATCGTATCGCACATATCTGGAGTGATTGCAACACCCATTTCCTGTGGAAAGGCAGTTTTTTCGCGGAGAATATGGGCTATAATCGCCGCATGGCTAAAAAGTCAGACAAATCAGGGGATAACGTAATCCCGCTTCGCAAAATGGGGCGGCCTCCGTTTCAGTGGACCCCGGAACTGGAGGACTTTGTTATTTCCTGCATACTGGCTAACAAGTCCATGCGGGAGATAGAGATACTGGGCATTGAGGAGTTCGGGAAAGGCGCATTTCCTAGTTCCATGACCATCAAGAATTACCTTGCGTCAAATGATGAGTTTTTTGCCAGATACACGCGCGCGAAGGACTTGTCTCAGGACTTCATGGCGGAAGACCTCATTGACATAATTGACGGGCGGCATCCCGATTTCGTGAATGAGGATTTGGCCCAGCGTAAGGAGAGTATGGAAGCCCGAAAGTGGGTCATGGGCAAGCTTCGCCGTAAGAAGTGGGGCGAGGTAAAGACCACTGAGTTAACAGGCGCAGATGGAGCGCCATTGCTACAGCCACAGGTACTTAACACCCGGCAGATGGACCCTGAAACTAGGGCGGCCCTCTACAATGCCCTCCAGCTTGCAGTAGCCCAGCAGGAAGCCGAAGACGCTGAATATACAGAGGTAGATGAGAATGATGTTTGAGACGGTTATGGGCTTTATCTTTGCCGCCTTGCTTGTTTACCTCGCGGGTGTATCGTATGCGCTCTGGAGGATTTCCCGGTTCTTCCAGTGGGCGTCTCAGCACAGGATTACAGGGCTGGAGGATATGGGCAATGAGCGTTAAAAAGACCGTCAAGCAAATCCAGAAGGACGCTATCTCAGCAGCCACCAATTACAGGGTCAACGAAACCAGCCATGACTTTCGCGCTGGCTACGTTAAGGGCGTCCGTTCACTGGCGCACATAATCCAGTTGGCGAGATACGCTACAATGTCCATGGCCCGCGAAAGCAAAGATGACCCGATCCTGCATCGCATCCTGAATGGCTACGCGGATACGCTGGACATCCTGATTGATACGGCGGAGGACATTATCCCGCCTGAGTATGAGATGGGCGAATGAAGTTCCCGCCCAATCCCTGCTGCCCCATGTGTGAGCGTCCGGTCACTTCCGTGGTTTACCAGAAGCACTGCAAGAGGCCCGTCATCGCGTCGGTCGTTTACTTCCATGACGATGAGCGCCACTTCGCCATTTACGAACCCGGCGGCAACACAAAAGGCTACGGGTTGACACACAGGGAAAGCCTGCCATCCTCTTGACCCCGATTGTTAACGAGGGTCTTGTAATGCAGAATACAATACGCGCCGTCATCGCAGGCGGCCTGATCGTCTGTTCCTCACCTGATGTGGCGGCACAGGACGCTACTGCCATAGTGACCGTAGAGGCTAGGCGGCAAGGCGTTCCGGTGGACTTCGCGCTCCGCATGGCCCGCATTGAGTCTGGCATCCGGTGCAACAACCACAACAAGCGCAGCACGGCTTCTGGCCCGCTACAGATCACGGCACCGACAGCGCGTCATTTAGGTTTCGGTGGAAACATCCGAAAGGCTTCTTGCGGAGTGCAGGCCCGTTATGGGATGATGCACTTGGCGCTTTGCTACAAGGGCGCGCGGGGCAACAGATCATTGGCCCAGCGTTGCCATCAGCAAGGCATTTCGGCGCTTCATGGGAGGAAGCATGGAACTGGTTACAAGGGACGCAAAAGAACGCTGGGGCGGTGAATGCCCTGCCTGCCGCGCCGTCCGGGTAGGTGACAATGACTAAGACCCTTAAGCGCGTCACATTGGAAGAGATAAATGCTGCGCGCACCCCAAGAGGTGGCTGGACCCGCAAGCAACTTGAGGCATGGGGTTTGGAGTGGCCTGTCAAGTCTGGCTGGGTAAGGCGTCTGACTGGCGATGAGGACGCCCGTGTTGATATGCCGGGGCGCACTAAGCAGGCCATTGACCTTGCGCGTAAGACGCGCCTTCAGTTGGAGGAGGAGAATGTAAATCTGGCGGCAGAGAACGCTAAGCTGCGGGCAACTCTTGAATGTATCTATCAATGCAGCAACCAACCGATGGTCATTGAAGTCGCCCGCGCTGCCCTTGGAGGTGAGAAATGACTGATATTCAGATTGAAAGCATGGTGACGATCACTGGCGCTGAATACGTTCGCCTGACAGGGGAGAATGAGCGTCTACGTCAAGTATTGGAGAACATTCAACAGGCTCGGGTTTTGCAAGGGAAAGCAATTATTGATGCCAACAACGAAATTGAACGGCTCCGGGCGGCGCTGGAGCGGATTGCCGATACTGACCCTGATGAAGGAACGCATTGGTTCCATGATGTAGCCCGCGCTGCCCTTGGAGGTGAACAATGATAACGGCTGACCAGATACCGGATGAGGTGGTGAAGGCGGCTCTATCGGCCTACAAGTACGCCTCCAGTGATGTTTACACTACCGAAGAGCATGACATGGCCGAAGCCATCGCTGCTGGCCTGAATGGGTGGCCGATGGTAACATCCGCGCACAGCAATGACTGGATACTTGTGATGCGCTCCGCGCTCATCCTCCCCTTCTCCCAGAAAGACGGTAAGCATGACTGAGGATCAAGCAAAGACCAAGTGGTGTCCAATGGCAAAAGCGCCGAATGATTACCGTGGCAATGGCGACTGGGAGACAGTCGTGGCTAACAGGTTGCCGAATGGTGATCCTGATAGTGGGTGCCTTTGCCTTGGCAGTGGGTGCATGGCGTGGCGTTGGGAAAGCGTACCAAACCCGGATTATGTCCAGCCTCACAGTATGGTTTATCCACCCCGTTTGCCTTGGGAAAACCCGCCAATGATAAAGTCCGAAACGCACGGATATTGCGGTTTGGGAGGTCAGCCATGATCCGCCCTGACCAGATACCGGATGAGGTGGTGGAGGCTCTTGGTGCCGCGCTTGGAAACACGCGCCCGACATGGGACTATGCAGAAGCCATCGCTGCCGCCCTGAATGCGTGGCTGGGGGCACGTAGGATGGGTAATGGCGTACCGTGGAGTGATAAACCGTTGCGCCTCATCCTCCCCCTTCCGCAGGAGAAACAGAATGATTGACCCCAAGCAGATACCGGATGAGGTGGTGGAGGCGGCTGCGAGAACCTTAGCAGGATCAGCCCAGCTTAACCTGATGGCATGGAACGCACCCGCCCGCGCCGTCATCGTTGCTGGCCTGAATGCGTGGCCGGGATGGGAAGGCTCTTGGACGGGTGATGGCGACACCCTGCGCCGCACGATCATCCTCCCCCTTTCGCAGGAGAAAGAATGACAAGGCTTGAACCTCCGATCCCCGTCTACACGCCCAAAGGCGCTGGCTACGCTTTCATGGTCATTGACTACGGCTTTGAGAATGACCTGATCTGGGTTGTCGGCATGAACGACAGCGGAGAGATTTGGTGCGTCCCTAACAAGGAAGTCCGCTTGCAAGAGAACTGGACAGCGGGCAGGAGGAAATAGTGGACAATTACCAAAGGCCAAACAAGCATCCGTCCGAAAACATAGACCCGATGTTAATGTGGATTTGGCTTGAGATGCAGCGGCAGAGGGTTACACAAGCAGCTATGACAGAGCGCACTGGCTACTCAGGCACATCCATCAGGAACTGGTTTCAGGGCAGAAGCAGCCCGGATTATTCCAGCGTCAGGGCGATGGTCAGGGCGCTTGGCCACGATCTTTTTGCGGAGCCTGAGAATGGATGAGAAGGTTTGCATTTACTGCGGCAGCGAAGGCGATGACCCGCATATCGGTGACTGCCCGGTTCGCCTCAAGCAGGAGATTCTCCGGTTCAAGGTAAGTTCGCTCAAGTGCATGGCCCGCATTAACGAACTGACCAAGGAAGTGGAGCGGCTGAATGAGTTGCTACAGTCATGCAGCAACGCGAAAGACTAGCTGAGATTGATGGCCGCCATCACTTGCGGGTTCAGTGCGATGCCTGCCAGAAGTGCTGGTGTCCAATAGGTGAGTACCGCTGCATCTATGGCGGCCCATTCCACGGGTACATTGAGAGGAAAGATGATCCAAGACACACTGAACGAACGTGAGAACACTTACGGCGACTACAAGAAGGTTGCCAACCTCACGCGCGGCCTCCTTGCCAACATGGCGTATTCCAAGAACTGGGGTGAGTTGTACCCATTCCAGCAGGAAGCCCTGCACATGATCGCGTCAAAAATCGCGCGCATCCTTGAGGGCGATTACGAGTATGTGGACAGTTGGCACGACATAGCGGGCTACGCTACGCTGGTGGAGCAATGCCTTAAACAGGAGCGCCACCATGTATCTGTTAATAATTATTAACAAAATAGCTAACAACTTGAACGACTTAGGCGTAATGAGTTATTGTGACGAAACAACTGTTGTCAAGAACAGTCAAACTATTTACATAAATGTAAATGCAGGATTAGTGAGCCGCACATGCTTATAAGCGATCTTCCGTTTGCGGAAAGATTTGGGGCTGACCCTAATCGCCCCATTGACGCTGACGCTACAATTCGGGACATGGAGGCCAATTATTACGAAGGCAGCTTGTATGAGTTCCTGCGGGCAGCGTGGCGGTACATTGACCCGAATCCGTTTATGGACAACTGGCATCTGGGCGCGATTGCGCGGCATCTAGAGGCCGTCAGGTCTGGCGAGATAAAGCGCCTGATCATTAACCAGCCGCCCCGTACATCCAAGTCATCCATGCTGGTGGCGTTTGACCCGTGGATTTGGGCGCAGCAAAACGAAATCAGCGACACATCTGGCCCCGGCGTCCAGTTCCTTCACGCCTCTTACGCTCAAACGCTGTCCATCCGCGATAGCGTCAAGACCCGCCGCCTAATTGAAAGCCCGTGGTATCAGCGGTACTGGGGCGACAAGGTGCAGATCACTTCTGACCAGAACACCAAGATCAGGTTTGACAACAATCAGGGCGGCTACAGGCTGGCCACATCAGTCGGCGGCACGTTAACAGGCGAAGGCGGCAGCATCATCATCATTGACGATCCGCACAACGCTGTGGAGGCCGAAAGCGAGGCGGTGCGTACCAGTACACTTGAGTGGTTTGATAACTCACTCAGCACCCGTCTTAACAATCCCCGCACTGGCGCGATCATCCTTGTTATGCAGAGGCTTCACGAAGAAGACCTGACGGGCCACATCCTGTCCAGCGATGCAGGGCAGGACTGGGTGCATCTGATGCTTCCCATGCGCTACGAACCTGACCGGGCGGCTATGCTGTATCCGAACACGCTTGGCTGGAGCGACCCGCGCGAAGAAGAAGGCGAGTTGTTAACGCCAGACCGTTACGATGAGGAATCGGTTGTCCGCCTTGAGCGCCAGCTTGGCCCGTTTGGTGCCGCTGGTCAGCTTCAGCAGCGCCCTGAGCCGAAGGGCGGTGGCATCCTGAAGCGCGACTGGTGGATGGAATGGGACAAGGAGAACTACCCGCAAGTCCAGTATGTCGTGGCGTCCGTTGATACTGCTTACACGACAAAGGAGGAGAATGACTTCTCCGCCATGACTGTGTGGGGCATCTTTGAGGACGATAACGATGT